GTTACCTGCAGGGCTCTGGAATACCGGAAGATTATTTACTAGGGCTATAGTGTATCCGGTATTTCTCGTCGGTCTAAACGGTCGTAGACTAAGCATGGGTTCGATAAATGTAACCGCCCTAGGTTGAGTTTCTGGTGTAGGTGTATAATGCGTGTCCAAAGTTGTGTATATGTATGAGTACGGAACGCTGCGCTCGAAGTCTTCTAAGGTTTTGTTGATCGGTAGAAACAGATACGTTCTGTTCATAAAGTCTACCATGGAAGAGTCCAACACACCGCTCAGAACGGTTACCTCGCCACCAGGGCTCGTTATGTGCACTCTGTGTGTATTGAGCGGATCAAAAATTGCGTAATTTAGGTTGGTTACCACTAGGAAGGCGTTGTCGGGTAACCTAGAGGCTGCCGGTCTGTTGACACGAATGTAGGGAGAGTCGTTGGAATCAATCACACTGCTGGCGGAGGACGCAGCGGTAGACGTACCGTCCTGAGTGCGGAGCAGTGTATCTTTGTTGGTTGTGGCGTCCTTTGTGATCGACTCTAAGGTGAGGCGGTTTGTGCGGGCGTCGCGTTGTTGTTGCTTGGAGCGTTCGACTAGATCATGGCCTGCGACGCTGATGTTGATGTTGGTGGCCATCAGTCATCGGTGGCGAGTTCGATTCGGTAGGTCTGGGCTTGACCTGGGGCCAGGGTGATGTTGGGGTCTTCGGCGATGACGGAGTGGATGTAGGTCTCGCCGTTGATGTAGGTGATGACGCGGTCGTAGCTGTAGCCGTCGCCGGTGGCGGTAAAGGCGGCGTCGATCACGGGCATGTTGTAGCTGGCCGTCACGTCGCTGTAGGTGCCGGTGCCGATGGTCGCGGTGTAGCGGGCGTAGCCGTTGCCGATGATCTCGACCGACTGCCAGTTGGCGACGGTGCTCTCGGGCGTGAAGCCGGACTCGCCGACTGCGCAGAGCATGACCTTGAGGGTCTTGGTCTCGTAGCCCAGGGCGGCGAGACGCTTGAGTTCGCGCTGGCTGATCGTTGCGGTGGTTGCCATATCAGGCCTTTGTCCAGGTGACGATGCCGTTGACGTTCCACTGGACTATGAAGTCCGTACCGGCGCCTGCGGATTCGGAGGCATCGAAGTTGATGAAGGCTACGGGTGGATCGTCGGTGACGGTGTCGTTGTAGAGGATGGCGAACGAGGCGGTGATGCCGCTGCCGGTGGCGGTCCACGTTGCGTCGTTCGCGTCGAACTTGGCGTCGTCGGTGGTGACGGTGGTGACGGCAACGCCGGTCAAGGCGACGCCGCCGGTGGTGTAGCCGTTGGCGTTCGTGACTTCGGTGCCGCCGGTTTCGGCGAGGGTTACATCGGTGGCGTCGTACGTGGCGGCGGTGAGGAGCTTGACTTTGTAGGTGTGGCCTGCCGCAAATGTGCCATTGGCGAACAACCGTGTCGTGTGATTGTAGAGGCTGATCGTGGGGGCCACGAGACACGCGCAGACTTACCCCTAGGTTACCGGGTGTCAGCTGTCAGGGAACGGGGCAGTGGGTAGGGCGAGCGTGTTGGTGCCGGCGAAGACCATTTTGTTCGCGTTGGCGCCGGTGCCGGTTTCGTAGCGACCCACTCCCTTGGTGACGCGGGTTTCGTCGATGTAGCCGTTGAAGAAGCGTTGGCCGTCCCATCCGCGGCCGATTCGGGTGGCCATGTCGGCGGAGGGCAGGCTGCCGCTGTAGCTGAGGGTGCCGACTAGGTTTCCGCTCTTATAGAGCGAAAGGAGATTGGCCTTGCGCACGTATGCGTAGTGGATCCACTCATCCAGCGGTATGTCCACAGAGTCGATGATCCAGTTCCAGCTACTGGCGTAGAATCCGGCGTGTAGGCGATGGGTTGTGCCGGTGTCGCCTAAACAAACGGCGAAGTTTACGGAAGTCGTGAGGTTGTAGGTGGCGCAGATGATGCCGGAGTTGGGGCAGCTTCCCTTGCGTTTGATCCACCCTTCTACGGTGAACTCGCCGGAGCCGAAGCGGACGTTGGCGTTAGCCGGGGTGATCATGTAGCCGCCGGAGCCGTCGAAGTAAGCCGAGGCCCCGCCAAACTTGCTGTCGGCGGTACTGAGCACGGCGTCGGTGAACACCGTGACGATGCTCGGCGACGGCGAGCTGTCGAGAACGGTGGTGCTGTTGTTGGTCCCGTCCATGTGCAGTAGGAGGGAGACACTGCTGAACGATGGGTCGTTACCGGCGCCGACCGACGCAGGGGCGAAGGCGTCGACCGTGATGGCGGCGGCCGGAACGGCGATCGATCCACCTGAGGAGATTGTGGGGGTAAGCGCAGCTACAGATATATCGCTGACGGGGACGGGGATGCGGGTCTTAGGACGCCCGAACGACGTGGGGACAAGGGCGGCGACTGCAATGGTGGAGGGAGCCGGGACAATGACGATAGTGTTGCTGCCACGGACCTCGGGGACTAGGGCAGCGACGGTGATGTCTACTGCGGGGATGTCGATTTTCTTGATACGGGCCGCGTGGAGCTTGGTGTGGAGCACCAAAGGATCCAAGACGGTGAGCTGGGGCTGCAGGGTGTAGGGGAGCGACGTGACGCGCAGAACAGGGCCGGCGGCGGCGCGGACTTCTACAAGTTCGTTATATGGGGGTACTGTTATGCCCGGTGTGAGGTTGCCGTCGACGGTGGCGGGGGTTGTGGGGAGGGTGGTTATGCCTGGGGCCACGGGGAACCAGAAGGTGCCCGTTCCACCTACGGCGGCCCAGAAGAGGGCGTCGGTGCTGCAGACGATGCCGTTGGAGTCGAACGACCACTGGTCGCCGTTGGCGCGGTATTGGGCGGTGAGGCCGTTGGCCTGGACGTACATTGGGGCGAACGGCGCCGCGGGCAGTACCTCGGGGGCTAGCTGGAGGTTCATGCCGTTGCGGTTGCCCAGCAGGAGGCGGTTCTGGACGCGGCCGAAGTTGTTTGCCTTGGCGGGGGCGTCGCTGGGGTAGGCAGTAAAGGGGCCGCCGGAGTAACCGTTGAAGAAGTCGTCCGGGGCGTAGGGCAGCGAAAACTCAATGCGACGCTGAGCTGTGCCACTCCCAAGGGCCAGTTGTAACTTTGCCGTACTTTCTTGGCGGTAGTTGTTGGCGGGGTCGCCCTTCTTGGCTAGGGCAGCGGAGGCGGTATTGCGCGGACGACCTAGAGTGGTGCCGCGTGTGTTTATGGTTACCACGTTCCTTTCAAGCACTAGCCCAGCTTTGGACGCGTTGTTTATGAAGTTTGCTACGTTAGATGCGGTTGTCAAATACGGTCTGTTTTCGGCAATAGCCTGCTGACCTGGAGCACTCACTAGCCACGCAACAAAGGTTTGTGTTGTTTGCTGCTCCGCAGTACCTATACGAGCGTAGGTGGTTACGGACTTTTCACGGCGCCGCAGGACACTTGCGTCCGGGAAACTGACGAAACTTCTTGGAGAAAACACGTAATCTAGACTTACACTACCGTAGAAGGCTAAATTAGTCTCAAAAACTTCTATTTCGGTTCGTGTGCGGTTACCCTCTTTGTCGTACTCGTTGGTCTCAATTTCGCGGCGCAAGTCTGCGTGCCTAGCGTTAAATCCTAGTCCGTTTTGCACGTAGGCTGAGCCTATACTTCCGGCTACCTTAGCGGTAGAACCTTTCTCAATAGTTTCACGCCGTACGGGTACGTCTACATCTCCGATAGTCCTGTACTGTATCTGCGTACTTACAGTTTCCATGCCACGGTAAACGCGGTTACCGATGTAGTAAAAATTCGGACCTGATATACTTGACTGTCTTTCCCAGTTGCGGCGTTCTCGCTCTTGTATAGGTTCTACCGGATCCGGCTGTCTGAGCTTCAGCGTGCTGTAGCTGACGGTTACGGCTTCGCCGGGGAGCTGGCCACTGTTGATGGGGCCGTGGTCAATAATGTTGGCTTCGGTGTAGACACGTCCCGTTCCACTGTTGTCGCGCAGGTTGATAATTTGGAGGACTTCGTTGTAGTCTAGGTAGCCGCAGTAGCACTCGGATACGAGGATGTCGGAGAGGACGGATACGTAGCCGGCGGTGAAGTCGAACGATCCGATGCTGAAGTTGTTGGTGACCGGGATGCTGCTGGCGCTGATGCCGAGTCGCGCGAGGCACTCGTTCATCACACTGGAGGCCCAGATGGGGAGTGTGACAATCTTGGAATCGTCCTCGTTGTAGGTGGAGTTGTTGGGGTCGTCGAAGACGCGCCAGTTGACGGCGGGGCGGAGGTCGGCGAGGTAGGTGAGTTTGCAGCCCAGTTCGATTGAGGTGGTGCGGCGGTAGGGGTCCGCGAAGCTGGAGAGGACGCGGAGCTTGCGGGGGATGTTGCGGGTTACGCCGCCTTTGGTGTAGGAGAAGGTGACGATGGTGCCGATGGCTGGCGTGATCGTTCCACTGATGACGACGCTGCCACGGGTGCGGATGAGGCCGTTGCCTTGGAGGTAGTCGTCGCTGACGCTGCCGCTGATGAGGGTGCCCAGCGAGCAGGTGACGGTGGCGCGGATGTCTACAGCCATCAGATGATCTGCACGGCGGTCAGGGACACGTTGTAGCGGGTGGACTTGACGCCGCCGCTGATGATGACCTCAGCGGTGGCGGTGGGGGCGGTGGTTGGGAACCAGCTTGTGGCAGCGGGGACCGCGGCGATGGTCTCGTCGTACCACGCGAGAAGGTCGTCGTAGGTGCCGGTGCTCAGGTAGCCCTCGATCTGGCGGACCTTGTGGGCCGTGAGGGGGCCGGTGATGTAGGAGGTGCCTGTGGAGGTAAGGGAGACGGTGGGGCCGTCCTGGCGGGTCAGCGGCGGGGCGGTGAGGGTGACGATCGGGCTGGTGCCGGTGGCGCGGGTGAAGGTGATGGTGCCGAGGCTGGGCTTGGAGGTGGCCTCTTGGTTCTGACGGGATTTCTCGGCCTCGCGCAGCAAAACCGCGAGGGCCTGGTTGGCATCGACGAGGACGCACGACGCAGAGATGTAGGCGCCGGCTTGTTCACCGGAGGGTGGGTCGGCGAACCAGCAGGCGAGGGAGGTGACGCTGAGGCCGTTGGTGGAGGTGGTGGTGAGGGCGATGGTGGTGCCGACCGTTCCACTGAAGAGGGTGTCGGCGTCGGTGATGCGGGTGTTGCGCCAGGCGTTGTATTCGCTGACGAGGGTTTGCCACTGGGAGCGGGTAAGGAGGCCGGCGATGCGGAAGGTGCGGGCGGTCAGGCCGGTGCGGGCCTCGCCCTCGTAGCCGAAGGGCTGGGCCGTCAGGGCGTTGGTGGTGAAGGTGCCGATTGTGATGGTCATAAGGCTCCTGCAGCACGGGAGAGGATGTCGCCAGTCGGTGAGACGGTCCCATCAGAGGCTACCGACAGGTTCACGGCCCAGTCCTTTTGGTTGAGGGTGTTGATGGCCTCGATGAGGGTGGCTTGGCTGGATACGAGGCCGGTGTTGGAGTCGACGAGAGGTTTGTTTGCGATGGCGAGGGCCTCGGAGAGTTGGTTGCCTTGGCGGATCAGTTCGCTTTCTTGGCGGCCGAAGTCGAGGAAGCCTTGTTTGGCGGCGGTGCGCTCTCTCTCGGTGCCGCTGACGGTGAAGATGACGTTGCGGCGCCGCGCCTCGGCCTCGACTTGACGGTCTAGGTCAGTGGTGGCGCGTTGGCGCTGTTCGCCGGTGGCGAATTCGCTGGTGAGGTAGAGGTTCTGGAGGGAGCGGGCGTTTTCTTCGAGGCTGCGAGCCACCTCGCGGCCGGCGTCTTTGAGGGCGGTGGCGCCGTTGATGAGGCTGAGCTGGAGCTGGCGGCCGGCCTCGGGGAGATCCTTGGCAGCGATCTCGAAGGCGCGTTGTTGGCCGGCGTCTCCACCTTGGCGGAGGGCCTCGGTGAAGGAGAATTGGGCGCGTTGTTGGCGCTCGGTGGCGGCGGCGATTGCCTCGACGGCGGCCTGGCGCTGCTCCAGGGTCTGGCGGACGATTCCGGCCTCGGTGGTTAGGCGTTGGCGGGCGAAGGTGAGTTGGCGCTGGCCGACTTGGGCCTGTTCGCGGGCGTCGAAGGTGGTTTGGCGGGCGAGGGCGGCCCGCTCCTTGTCGAGCTGGGCGAGCTGGGCGGTGAGGCGGGCCTGTGTGAGGATGCCTTGGTCGGTGATCTCGCCGCGGCGCACCGGGTCGCGGTTGCCCTCCAGGCGGAGCTGGCGCTCGGTCTCCAGTGCGGCGAGGCGCTGCTCCTCGATCAGGGCTTGGCGCTGGGAGCCCGTGATCTGCGCGTTCATCAGGGCGAGCGACTGCTGCATGATCGCGGGGCGGGTCTCCTGGGAGATCTGGTTCTTGCGGCGGACCTCGGCGAGTTCCTCCTCCAGTTGCACATTCTCCTTGAGAGTTTGAGTGCGGCGGGCATCTATCTCTACATAGATGGCGCGTCTTTCTTCCTCGCTGGAAGCAGCCCTATAACGCAAGTAAAGCGCGGATAGATCTACTCGCTCTTTGTCTTTAGCAACCGCACGTTTGAGGTTTATTTCCTGCTCTTTGTAGCCCTGGGTTTGCGCTGTGATGAGGCGCAGCTCGTTGCTGAGCAGGGAGGCGCGGTCCTTTTGGGCTTGGACGGCTTCGGGGGATGTGGGTAGGGGACGCTGGGCCGCGCCTTGTTGGGCGCCGCGCGACCGGGAGCCCATCTGGTTGAGGAAGAAGAGGGATGGGGAAAGTCCGAACAGGGTCAGGTCAGATACAACACCGCCGATTCCCCGTCCGCCGGAAGTGGGGCGGGAGCCGGAGCCGCGTTGCGGCGCGTTGGTGCCTTGGCGGTTTCCACCGGAGACCGATTCGAGGAGCGAAGCGATATTGCCGGTGAAGTCTGCGAGGCCGGGGAGGAGTTTGCCGGCGAGGATGGTGCTGAGTTTGGACCAGCTGCGGGCGAGTTCGTCTTGGGCTTTTGCGAGGTTGCGGGCGTCGTCGAGGTTGCCGTAGGTGTTGGCGATGTCCTGTTGGATCAGGGCGGCGGCTTCGCCCTCACGTCCCACTTTTATGAGGGCTTCGATGTAGCGTTCGGTGCCGCGGCTGGAGAGCTGGCTGTTCTGTTTGAGGAGGTCGAAGTTGGCGATCGGGTCGCTCAGGGCGCTGGCGAGGTCCTTGGATTTGGTGATGAGGATGTCGAACTGGGCGCCAACGGCCGTGCCGATGATGCTCAGCGCAAACCCGAAGCCGCCGCCAAGCAAGCCGCCGGCTGCGCCGCCGATACCGCCACCGGCGGCAGCGCCGAGGCCTTGGCCGAAGAGCAGCGGGAAGCCGAAGCCGATCGTGCCGGAACTGATGGCGTCGCGGGCAGATCCGCGGAAGAACGGCTCGCGTGGCTGCGCAGCAGGCGGCGGCGGCACCGGACGCTGAGGGGGGGGGGGTGGGGGCGGGGGGGGCGGTGGGGGCGGCGGCGGTGCAGTGGGGCGGCGCGGAGGTGGTGGGGGCGGCGGTGGCGGAGTTCCAAACGGGCGAGGGCGCATACCTGGCCCGCCGCTGAAGCTCATCTGCAGGTCGAGGAGATCTTGGCCGATGCGGTTGAGGACGGTGTCGCTGGCCTGCTGGATGGTCTCACGGGCTTGCTGCAGGATTTTGGCGCGGCCGGCTGTTCTAGGGAGGGGGGTTTGGCCGAGCTGGCGAACGATCTCCTGGAGGCCAGGGATGTTGTAACCGTCGGCGCTGCGGCTGCCGCGCTCCACGCGGGCGAGGAGGGTCTCGCGGAGTTGTTGGGATCGGGCGGCGCCTACGCGGCCGGCGCCGGCTCCGCCGGCACCTTCGCGGAGGATCTGGGAGGCTTGCCCACTGAGGCCCTGTTTGAGGATTTGGTCGATCGCGTCGTCGACGATGCGGCCGGGGTCGAACTTTCCACCGCCGCCGGTGCCGGCGCCGGACTGGATGAAGTTGAGGCGAATGTTATACGGGTTGGCGGTTATCTCGCGGAGCTTCTCTAAGGTTTTGTTTAGGCGTATGTTTGCTGCGTTGACTTGACTGTCGTTGACGTTAATTCTGTAGTTCTTTGAGAAGATATTGGTTAGGCTTATGCCGACAGAATCGGCTACGCGCTGGAAGGCGAGGAGCTGGGCTTCGGCGGCGTCCAGCTTTGTCTTGAAGTTGCCGGAATTTACGTCTAGCTGTAGTTCGGCTGCGCCTAGCTGCTCGGTCACGAAGGCGGGGTGCGTTCCTATGTCCTAGTTTTCCGGCCGGAGTGGGAAACTAGGAGTACGACCCACGTAGAGGGTGCATGTCGGCGCTACAGGCTCTGGAAAATGCGGTGCTGACCTTTGTGGTGCCGGCGGCGGGGACGGCGGTGGATCCCGAGACCGGGAACGTGGTGGCCAACACCGCGACGATCGAGTGTGCGGCCTACCTGAAGGCGGAGAGCGTGGCGGAGGCAACCTATCCGGGGGTGAGCGTGGTGAGCACCTTGTACGAGGGCTACATCACTTCTGGGGCGCTCGACTCGCGTGTGGGGGTGGGGACCACGGGGGAGGTGGAGTTTGCGGGGGCGCCCGCGGTCGAGTGCGAGGTGCTGGAGGCGCGGCTGCCCTACGGGACGACGGGGCTGCTGGGGGAGGTGCTCACCGGGGCGCTTGGTAGCAAGGTGCGACTTGTGAGTCGCAACCAGAGCTGATGGCACGGACGAGGCTGGTGATAAAGCAGTGGAACGCGGAGCTGTTGATGCAGCGATCCACGCGGATACTGGAGGACTTTGCGCCAATCATTGCGGAGGAGGCGAGGACGCAGATCACGACGGTCAAATGGAACTGGCCGAATTCGACGCTGCGGTTTCGGAGCCTGTTCATGGGCGGGAAGACGGTGCGAACCACTTTTGGGACGGGGGTGGTGATTCAGCAGGGGAAGCGGGACATCGTGGACACCGGGGGGCTGCTGGCGTCGCAGCAGGTGCCACGGGTCGCTGCGGGGAGTCTCACCATCGCGTGGACGGCGCCGTATGCGGCGCAGGTACTGCTGGGGTCGTACCCGGATCCGTACTTCAGCCCGGTGTCGAGGAAGGTCGTACCAGCGCCTGGCAAAAAGCCGCCCCGGAATTGGATCGAGGCGGCGTTTGAGGCGCAACCACCGCTGCCGTTTTTTGTGCAGCGGTGGAAGCAGTTGGCGGCGGAGCAGGCGCCGTAGGCGCTTAGGCGGCGACGGTGGCGATGGTGAAGGTGGGGGCCACGTCGGCGCCCGCTCCACCCACGTCGGCGAGGGCCACGGTGAAGGTGTCGCCGACCTTGAAGTTGCTGCCGCCGGAGACGACGGTGGGGGCTGCGGTGACCGTGCCACCGGCGGCGACGATGATGCTGGCGGTGAGGCCTTTGCCGGAGCCGACGCCGGGGGCGGGGGTGACGGGGATGAGGGTGATGGGGGTGTAGGTGGCGGCGGTGAGGCCGGAGCCGGCGCTGGTGACGGTCAGGGTGGCGGCGGGCTTGCCCTGGCGGTAGAAGTCGTACTTGCCGTAGCCGTTGAGGGTGAAGCTCACCTTGGCGATGTTGCCGGCGCCGATGTCCTCGGAGAAGTCACCGACTTGGGCGAGGCCTGCGTGGACTTCGGGGTTGCTGGTGGAGCCGTCCGTGACAGGGGTTTCGCGATACCACTCCAGGAGGACGCCGCTGGCGGCTTTCTGGGAGGCGATTTTGAGGAGTTCGTAGCCAGGGTCGCTGACATCGAGGTTCATCGAGCAGGGGAGGCTGTAGCTCTGGCTCGTGATGAGGTTGTTCTGGAAGCCGAACTCGGAGTCGTAGTCGAGGACGGAGGTGGACTCGGAGGTGCCCTGGAT